TCTTAACACGGAAGTCAACACCACGCATGTAATCAGTCGGCAGTTCTTCCAACTCAGGATCCATAAGAGCACCCTTGATAATCTGGAAGATTTGTGGACCGATAATAAATCTACGGATTGGATTTTCCGGACTGTTTTCTTCGTTGAGTGGATCTTCTGCTACAAACCCTTGGAAGATATATGAACGCTTCTTCCAATACTTACGACCCATGTCTTCTAGACTAGGATCTTTGAACCAGCCACGAACTTCATTGAGAATGTTGCATGATTCGCCATACATTTCCATGCAAGGGATCTGTACTTGTACTGGATTGCTTGATGTATCGCCTTTGATTCCTGCGAAAGGAAGTTTGATCATCAAACGTTCTACCCAGAAAAAGTCAGCGGATGGATTTCCATCTGGCAAGAAACGAAATGTTGCACTCTCGCCCTCTTTGATGTTCCAAAATGGATAAATTGCGTTGTCACCGCCACCGGATGTGTTGCCGCCGCCTTGGCGTGATTCTTGTTCTTTGAGCTTTGCTCGGATTTCTGCTAATGATGCCATAGTGCCTTTTCTCCTTTAATGTTTGCCTATATGCTTTAGTGCCTATTTGTGTAGCACAAGTTATATACTACACAATTGTATTTAGTAAGTCAAGTGTTTTTTTACTAAGTCTTTGATTTTATTTACAATCCTGCAAGTTTACGAATTTTAAGTTGTTCGATCATGTCTTTTGCATCGTTTATATAGTTTTCACCAAAGTCTTTTTCAATCTTTGTAAGCACCGCGGTTTCACCTTTTGGAAATTCTCCGGTTTCTCTATCGTACAGCGAAAGAATAAACTCTTCCAAAGGTACTTGTGAGTCGTCTCCTTCTAATGCATCCTTTAGTATTTCTCTAGCTTTGTCTTTGCCCATTTTTACTGGATGCATTTTGCCAGAACCTTTAGGATATTCAAACTCTTTGTCGCCTGCACTCGCAGCACTTGCCGCCGCTAGAGCGTAGTTTTCAAAACTTACTTCTTCGCTCTGCTCACCTGCGTCACTGGCTTTTTCTGCTTCATGATGCTGTGATAGTTCAATCCAAAGTGCTCTTGGCTTTAATCCTTCTTCATCTCTTTCGTCGTTGTAATCTGCCGCAACTTCATCTGGAATACGTATCTTTTCGCCTCTTCCTGCATCAACCACAGCCTTGGCAAGTTGTTCTTGATATTTAGAGGAAATAGCATGAATGCTCATCCAAGTTTTAAGGTTCATATGTCCTGAAATGCCTGGTTCTTTGTCAAACTCATCGTCATATGATGTTACAAGAGGATTTTCGTCGGTTGTGATTCTGTCACCTTCGGGGGCATCATCTCTGCCTTCATCAAACTGCCCGAAATCATAATCGTCTCCTCCGTGTAAATCTTGATATTCGTCATAAGAACTAGGCTGTCCGTCATCGTCGTCGTGATCCACTACATATCGGAAATCGTCTTCTAAATCGCTGACAAGATCTTCAAAACCTCTATCACCTTCTTCCCCGTCTGGTCCGGCATATCTGTGATGCACTTCGTCAATTGCAGCCTCTACATCACCTTGCTCTAAATGACGTATTACAGTTTCAGGATTAACATCGCCGTACATGTTATGATCCTTTGCTTCGTGATCAAACTGCTTTAAAAGATTACGAACGTGTTCTTCGTCAACATCGCGTCCTTCTTGCAAATCGCCAAATTGTCCCATCATTGATTCAAAAGAATTTTCAAGTTCGGATTCAAATGTGCCCGGTCTTGGTCCTCGTGTAATTGGTTCGCCTGTGATAGGATCGCCGCCAACAGCACCAGTTACATAAGGAATTTCTAACTCCATTCCCGGTTGAATTTCATCTGGATTTTCTATTCCATTAGCATCTGCAATCATTTGCGCAGCTTCTGCTACGCTCATACCTTTCATTTCGTCCTGTACAAAACGTCTAGCAATGCTGTATAGTGTGTCACCTGTCTTTACAGTATAGCTGTCCACAGGGCTCTCACCTAGCAACTCGTCAGGACCAACTTCTTTAGCACGTGTCGCTTCGCCGACCAGTCTATAAATGTATGGGAAGATATCTTTTAGTTCTTCGTTGAATTGACGTATTGTTAATTGATCGATCCAGTTTTCTTTTATATCGTCAGGTACTTCTTCTAACACTACCGATTCATGATTTTCCAGTGCTTCTTTGTAAAAAGTCTGCTTTTGTATTCTAGCAATTTCATTTTTTACATTTTCAATTCTTTCGCCTACAACTGAAATATAGTCTTGCAGTCCTTCTGCCATTACACTGGATCTATTCACATAGTTCTTAAACTTCCGCAGTTTGCCAAGCTCTTCGCTAAGTCCTGTGATGTGTTGTCCAAAATCATCGTATGGCTTTCCGCCTTCTGCCACGTGACGAGCCATCGCTCTAGCACCGTTCAAATGACGATATGGATATTTGAATCTTTCACCTTCTGCGCTTTCAATATAGATAGCATCAATATGCTGTGTTCTAGTTGTGGGCAGTTCAGGATTTACTGACTGGTTGTGTCTAATGTTAAGTTTTGCAGATCCAATGTCTTGATAACTTACTCTGCTTGTGCCATATAGCTTTGATTCGCTCATCGGTGTTTCTCCGGACTGTTGTGCTAAAAATTTATAATCTCTACGGTTTAAATTTGACTTGTTGATATCTCTGGTGTCAAATTTAAGCAATCTTTTCTTTGCAAATGAACGCAATTCTTTCAAAAAATCATACCAACGATTTTTGGTAAGCTCGTCTTCGTTTTCAACAAAGGTATTCGAATACATCACTGCAATAGAATCTTCTGACAACGAAATGCTTACTTGTCCAATTGCCTTGCCCGACTCCTTAAATTCAAAATCAAAATATCTAGCGGTGGCTGGATCGCTGGTTACTTTGCCTTCCTCATTACCTATGGTGATACTAGGAAAACGACTGCGAATTTTATTAAACAGATCTTCTGCAATGTTATCAAGACTCTTCATGTTTGTATTTATCAATAGTTGCTGCTAACAAAGATTGGCATAGGCACTTCGTAATCTTCTTCCATATCAGTTGTGGTAAAAGTATTATATACCCGCGGATCCCAATCTTTCAATACCGCAATCATTCTGATTGCTAATATCATGCTCATAATTAAATCGTCTGTGGCACCTAGTTTAGCTTTATAAGAACTACCGGTTGCTACAAAGTTTTTTAGTTCTCCAATAAGCGGTTTGGATTTAATGGTCATTTTGTCATTTTCTATCATGGTTTTTAATCTAGCACAGGATGATACTTTTGTGCCGTGTGTGGTGTTAAAACCTTTACGGAATTTTCTCACGTGCCCTTTTCGAATAGGTTCGCTAACAAAAAGTCCTGCAATATTTTCCTCACCAAAGTCGTTTATCACAATAAGTGCAGCCTCACCGATTCCATTGTTTTCCACACTCCAATAAATTCCTTGAGGATTTTTTGTGCATTCTTCAATGTACCGACAAATATCCGACAATACTCTAATCTGTCCCGGAATGGCGGTTGTGTTGTGTTGCCATTCCGCCACTTGCTCGTATGTGGGCAATTCAATCACCTGTATGGCGGCAAAATCTCCCCCCGTGCCCATGCTTGGATCAAGGGCAACACAGTATGTGTATTCGCTGGATGGTTTTTTATACCAGCGTGTTTGCCCCATGTTTAAAATTGGCGAACTGCCCTCCATTGCGGCAAGTTTTATGCTGTTAATAAGGGTCTCGTCAAATACCAAAAATTCACATTCGTATTCACGTCTAAATCGTTCTTCGCCGATACGTCCAATTTCTTCTTCTTTCCACTCTTCATCTCTGTCAGGGTGTTCGCTCCAGTGCGCATGAAATGCAAAAAATCCATTTCTACCTTTGCCGTCCTGACTTTCATTTCCGTGCTCGTCGAACTTGTCTTCTGCTTGCTTCCAAATAGTAGCAAATGTATCCTCATCACTGTTAGGCGTGCTGGTGATAATTGCTCTACCACCTGTTGCAAGTGTAGGCGATATTGACGTCCAAAAATCCGTGGCGATTCCTGGTGCCACACCTGCGTGCTCGTCACAGTACAGCAACGAAATACTCATGCCTCGTCCAGTATTGTCTGTGGTGGTTTGTGCAACAATAC